GTCGTCTCCTTTTCTTCTAATCCGAGGCGGCTCAGGAAGAGGACAGAGTTTGTTGAAGTCGTCGTAGTCCAAAACACCTTTAGCTACAAACACCAAATCCCCACCATCACCATTAGAGTCCTTCGCCCTCGGAAGAATGATGAACACTTTATTCGGGCCGGTCAATTTCTTACCATTGATTTTCATAATTTGTTTGCCTCTCAATTTGAAAATCGTTATTAGTTAGGAGCCCTCCGATTGGACAATCCAATCGGAGGGCATACGATTAGGTTGAGCTAATCGTCGGACGGAGGATGTTGCACTTGCCGCTCACAGCAATCGTGCCAGCCTTAGCATCACATTGGAGCTGCTCATAACGGAATTTAGGGAAGAGGATGACTTCCTTCATCGCGGTAGTACCACAAGTGACCGAATGCGTCACCTCGATATCAATCGAAGCAGGAGCACAAGGATCGGCATCATCACTGGTGGTCCAATCACTAGTGCCAGTACCACCGATGTGGGTGATAACGTCGTAGGGACTGTCGTAACCGGTGGTAACACCGCTACGGAGCCATTCCCAGGTGAACTCGAAGCTCAGATCAAGAGGCTCCTGATCGGCATTACGAACCGTGTCAAGAACACCACGATCCTTTGAGTATTCGCGGGTCTTGTGTTCCGTCCATTGGAGATTACCTTCGCCGATTTTGAAAGTGAGAGTCTCTCCCGAACCACCACCAAGCATGACAAATGTGCATTCTTTCAGATCAATCTTCATTCTGTGATCTCCATTTTATACTTACCTTGAACAAACCCTTGATACATCTCATTCTCAACCTTACCTAAGTAAGAGAGAATGAGTTGCTCTTCCGTCATCAGATCCATACACCCGATTTTAGAATCATCATCACCCGACGAAGTCCCGTATCGGTAAATAGGAATCGTCGTAAAAGCGTTGAATACCTTGCCAAGAAGCCGATGGAGCGCGTACACGTCCGTAGTCACCTTATTGGTGGAGACGAGAATGTTCACAGGGCAGGTCAGAATGTGATAGCCTTTGGAGGGAGTATTCTTATAAGGGCCGTCGATTCGTGCTTCCAGGTATTGATTATACTTCTCTATGTCCTTACAATCCGTCTCTATGTAAGTTTTGCAGATCGCTTCGGTCTCGAAGTGATCTGCAATACTTGCGGCTATCCAACGTGGGAAGTCTGTCCAGTCCATCTACAGCTCCTTGGGAGGTATATGGTTAATCCTAAAGACGAAAGCCGTATCGAAGTCGAAGTTCTCCTCACGCTTAATAGAGTATTTGGCTTCACCGAGGACGACGTAATCCACTGGAGCAATCTCCGCCAACGGGATCGTAAAATCTTTAGCCGCGACTATCAAGAACCGTTCCTTACTATTATAGTCGCCGCCGTAATTAAACGGTGTTCCAGTGAGTGCCGCAATCTTTCTCATCAGTGATGATGGTAAAACTATTGCTCTACGAATGATGAGGTACTGATACTCCTCTGAGGCGACTCCGGTCTTTATGTTACGTTCCTTCTGAACGATATGAACATAAGTGACCTTGCATCCCCATTCCTTTTTCAAGGAATAAAGAGTATTTCTTATTTCTTTCTTCGAGTATGCTTCAATCATTTGTATTAACCATTGGTTAGCCAGACCAATCCTTTCGGATTGGTCTGGCGTTTGGCTTAGCCGAGCAAGCAGCAACCGAGCGTGGAGTCGAGAATCTTGACACCATACAAGCAGTCAATGGTCACCAGGATACCTTGTGAGGTACCGTTGTAGGTGATCGTGACACGAAGGGCAAGCCCGTTGTAGCTCACGACAGCACTACGAACACCAGTCGAGGACGGCGGCTGAACCAATGGACGGCTCACGAGGGCGATAGCACCCTTCATGAACGCCAGATTGTACGATCCGGCGGGCCCGGATCCACCTCATCATCGTTACTGATGGCGGCATCCAAAGGACGATCCAACAGGATGTCACAGTCCTGGCTCACAACGTTCGTCACGTCGATGATTGTGTAGATGTTGGAAGCGATTGCGGCAATCTGACCAACTTGCGGCGGCTTGCCGGAGGTGAATCCGTCCACATGGATTTCCTTCGTATAACCGGCGACATAGTTGGCAACGAGGTCAACATGGCAAGGATCATAGATGGTGACGACTCCATCGTTGACCAGAGCGTCTTTCAAACCAACAGCCAGCACGAGCGTGCTGGTGGTGTTGCCAGTGTTCTCGGTCGAGCTAACGAGGCGATACGGGTACTTGCTTGTTCCGAACGTGACATAGACGGTCGGGGCGATAGCCGCCGTGATACCATCAATCGCAATGCTCGTGGCACCAACTGCATAACCAGAACCATTGTTCACGGCGGCAGTACGGGTGTCAGCGGACGTTGCGATAATGCAAGGCGTGTTCTGATCCGTGTAGATGTTGAACCCGAACTTCTGACCGAGCAGAGCTTGCTTCAGAGCTTCACCGCTGTCACCAATAGCCTGGGCTTGCGTGAACTCACCGACGCCCAACATGGTCGCTTCGCTAGCGGTGTCGATAACCAGGTTACGACCCTGCTGAAGCCAGCCAGCATCCTGACCAGCCTTACGCGCCGCGATTATGTAATCTTTGGCGGTGGAGGTGGTCATGGAGGACAGACGGCCAGCTGAGTAGGGCATGAACTGAGGAGCAAGACCGATAAGCGTCCGGTCAATACCGTTCGCCATGGCACGCATCCCAGGAACCATGAAATAGTTCACGAGATCCTTGAACGCCCAGCTCATCTCCGCATCTTTCAGAACGAAAGACACATGGCCATGCTGATTCAAACTGACGGGGATGTTCGTGGCGGTAGCCGCCTGAACGCTGACATCATCCGACACGCCTTTGCGTTTGAACGCGAAGGCGGCAGGTTTGTGAGCATTCACGACATCGCCGTAGCTGGCGACCTGTGAGCTATAGTCACGGAAGACGAGTCCGCCCATGACCATGTTGTTCTCAAGCTGGAACAACGCTTCGTTGGCCCAATGCTCGGGAATCAGGGCGTCAATCGTGTTATACCGAACTTTCCAAAATTTCTTCATGTTCTTTTCCTTTGATTACTATTACTTAAGAATCGCCGCTCTTTGTTCTCTCCAGGCTTTCGGATCAGTAACGACGGAACCCGGCTTGTAGGCTACGCCATTATTTGATCCACCCGCCCCGCCATTCGCGTTACTCTTAAACAGATTACCAAATCTGTCAGGGATCTCTTTCATCCTTTTCAGGGTTTCAGAGACAGTGAGTTCGAGAGTCACGGGTTTTTGATCTTTATCGACATCGTCAAAAGAGATCTTGGTGACAAAGTCAGCAGTCGGCTTGCCTGTCTCATCGAGAACAGGAACCAACTTGCTTTTGGTACCGAGCAATTCAACGAGCTGGGCAGGAGCATACGCTTCGCTACGAACCGCTTCATCGAGAATCGATCTTGCGATCGTTTCTTTGGTGTAGCGTGACTTCCATGAGGTCGCTTCGCCTTCCAATGCCTTGAGATTGTCTTCATAAGTCTTCTTGGCTTTTGCCTGCTCACGAAGGGCCAATTCCTCTTTGGTCATTGTAGCCTTCTGCAAGTCTTCGATACGTAACTCAAGAGCTTCTTTCTCTTGAACTGTCATCGTAGCAGAGTCTTGCATGGTCTTCAGGTCGTTGATGAGCTTCTGATTCCGCTCCTCATACGTCCGTTTCTCTTTCGCAAGAATCTTATTCAGATCCTCTTGAGTGAACGTCTTCGGAGGTACCGCAGGAGGCGGTGGCTCCACAGGAGGCGTGTTCGTTGTCTCATCGTACCGGACTTTCCAGAATTGGTTAACACCAGCCATTTTCTTTGTCATTGTTGATTTTCCAATCACCCTACGGTTGATTCCTAACGAGAGTCACAGACCGCATGTCCCGTAGGTAGGGACTGATCTGTTTCCACGCCGTAGCACTTGGCACCCCAACTGTCAGGTGCTCCGGAATGAATGACTTGTCGTAGTTAGACTTAACACTTGCGAATGCTGACGATACCTTGTTGAGATTTTCGATTTCGATATCGGGGTCAATCTCATCAAGTAGTTTCAATGCTATCTCACAACACGCTTCAATTATCTCAGTCG